TTCCCAAGTAGCATTCTCTTCCATAGTGATTGTAATATTATCAAAGTAACCAGGTGTATTGTTGAATAAATCACCAATAGTTAAATAAATATAAGGTGATACTGGTCTACCCTCACCATCTCCATCAAACATTGGTTTAAATGATGGATATCCCAATCCCATTAGATAATTCATCTTCTCTTGAATGATTGGTATTTCTTGTTTGGTAAATGCTGCTACTTTAAAATCAAATCCAACACTACGATTAGTACCTGTATAGATATGTACACTATCAGGTCTACCGATATATCTTTCTGTAGAATATTCTGGAGTGACAGTATCTGTTATTGAACCAAGATGAGCAGGAAAGATTAACCACTTTCCATTCACCGCATCTCTAATTCTAAACTTTATAAAATCTTTAGGTAGTTTATTCCCCTTAGTACCTGATGCATAACTTAACTTTCCGTATTGCCCGCCATATGGAACTTGTAGGGTATTGCTTGTACCCACTTCATAAATATCTGTACCTTTTTTTATTTTACCAGTCCCCAAATTAAATTCTTTAGCATCTACTCCTCCACCCAACCCATCTTCACCAAACCCAAATGCTGCTGCGATATTTTGTCCAATTCCTGCTAACCCATCTCCCTTTACATTAGAAACATTTGTTGCATCAATAGTTTCACTATTCTCTACTTCATCTTGATATCTTGGTGGTGTACCTAAAGGATTAAGAAATGTTTTGTTATGTCTTTCTGCGTGTACTAATGGTGCGACAGATAACATTTGTCTTAGTGGATTATATTTTCTCGTTTCTTTTCTTGGGTTTTGATTTTGTAATAATGCTTGTTTTAATCCAAAGATAACACCTCTTGGTGATGCTGCAAACTTTGCTATTCTAATAACATCTTCTACAGTTCTTTGTACTTGTAATGGTAAATCAATTGCCCATATTCCTGTATGAGCATAACTATCACCTATATCTCGTATAATAAATGGTTCATCAAATCCTAAACCATCTCCTCGTAATGAATTATTACCACCGAGTTTTTTATATTGTGCATCAATCTCACTACCCCTATCTCCCAACTCAGGTATAGGTGGTGTTATTGTGGTATCACCTGCTGGCAAATTACTCTGATTGGAATCGTGTTTCTGTGATTTATCCCAGTCGAAACTTGTTAGTTTATCTGTTTTTAGTTTTTCAAATAGTCCCATTACTACTCCTGAGTTAACCTTGCGATTTCGTCTACACTCTTACCAGTATTCTTAGAAACTTCCATCATTATTGCTGCTAATTCTGCCATCTCCATACTTCTCTTATCTGAGTCACCTGATTCTGCTTTCGCTTTTAAGAATGCTTCCAATGTACCTTGAGCCATTGCTTGCTGTACCATTTGTTTTTGTTTTGCATCTAAATCACCAAATTCTTTACTTACCATTCCACCCATAGCAGAATCACGAGTAGTTCCAGGTGTTGTACTTACACCACCCTTAGCTTGGACAGTTCCGGTTAATTCAGGTTTCTCACCTAATAATTTTCCAACCATTGGGATAGAGTAAATTAAATCAATAACTCCTTGCATCACACTTTTAAATATACTTACAATTCCATCTCTAAAATCTCTAAATACATTTGCAACGACTGTACCCATATTTTCCCATCCGAAGAATTCACCAATATTATTTAGAATACCCTCACCTAACCCAAGTATCATATCGGTCAGAAATACATATAGCGTGGTCATTGCAAGTCTTAGTCCAACCAGTAATTTTAAAAATATTTCAGGTAAAGCTTTAACTAATGCTACTAATGTAGTTGCTAATGCCTGTCCTAACTTGGTTGCGAAAGTTCCCTCTCCACCAAATATCTCACCAACTTGTTTCATTATTGATGAACCTAAATTAGCAAGTGCTGAACCTAAACCAGATTCACCAAATGCTGCTTGGAATATATTCTTGTAGTAATCTACTAAACCAGTACCCATATCAGTTACAAAACTACTAAACCCATCTAATGCAGTAATTAATTGTTCCATCAACTCATTCATTCTCTCTTGTGGAGTCGATTTTGGTGGTGCTAACGATATCTTACCACTTGAAAGTTTATTCATCTCCTCTACGGATACCCCAATAGAATCTGCCAATGCTCTTCTCTGCAGAACATTCAATTTACCAAGTTCTGCTTGTCCACCTAATTGTTTTACAACATCTGCAGTTGCTCCTGCAACATCTCCACTTAATGCAAGTTCACGAGCTTTATTATAATTTAATTGCTTCCCAATCATCATTGAAGCTTCCATTTCTTTTTCAATACTTGATTCAAAATCTAATAATGAATTAGCAATCTTTGCGGTAGTACCTAAGTTAACTCCAAGTTTCTTTGCTTGTACTGCGGCTTTGGCTATATTCTTTCCACCATCTGCTCCAAACTCTGCAAACATCTCTGTATTTGCAGCGATATCTTTCATCACTGCTCCAGGTGCTACATTATTTGCAACTGCAAGTTCTGAAGTGAGTTTAACCATATTAACCCCAGCTTCAAAACTACCACCACTTATATCCATGAATGATTTAACTAATACAGCAGAATCTTCAGTAGCAATACCTAATGTTTTTTCCATTCTACCAAGTGATTTTATATTCTTAGAAGTTACTTGGTCTAAATTACCGAATTCGTCAGTTAACTGACTAGCAATCTGATTAACATCATAACCCATTACCATTGCTTCTAAACGAGCACCTTGTAATTGTTTATTTAACATTGTTGCCTGCCCGACACTTGCTCCTAATCCATCTCGTAATGCAAATGAATCGGATATAAATTTTTTCATTAACGCAAGAATACCAATAATAACAGCAGCAAGTAAGAAGATTGGATTTGCCAACAACACTTTTGTAAACATTTTAGCACTTTTAATCATACCTTTCATCTTAGTACCCATTGATGTAAACTTACCTATGGTGGCATCGCGTAATGAGTTTTCAGCCTGTAAATAATCTTGTTGTTCTTGTAAAACATCAACTTGAGCATCCATATCACCCAAAACTTGGTTTATAGCTTTTTTAGAAGCTGCATCTGCGTTAACCGATTTCTTTTTAATATCTACTATTGAGCTTTGTAATGCAGCTAAATCTGCTCCTGCTAATACTTCCTCATCGGTAATATCTAAGATACCTTGTCTTAATCCTAATAATCCCTTTGCTGCTTCTTGTTGAATATTAAGTTGTCTTGAAGTTTTCTCAACATCCTTACCACCTTTCTTCATAGTAGTAGCATTTAACTTTGCCATAACATTAGCTTCTGCTAAAATTGTGGCTCTATTTTGTGTTGCTTTGGTTATTCCAGTTGAGAGGTCTAATTGGTCTTTTAACCCTTTGTAATATTTATCGGATTCTTTATTAGCATGTGCAATCCCATCCACTCTACCATTAGCTAATACTAATAGTTTTGCTGCTCTTTTTTCTGCGGCTTTATCACCCTTTTCTTGAGCGGCGTAAAGCTCATCTTGAAGTACCTTTAATTTTTCGGTTTCTCTTGAGAGTTTATCTACTTGTTTAGGACTTAAACCAGCCATAAATTACATTACCAATTCTTACTATGTTTTAGTATATCTTGAGTATTTTTTGCAATTTTAGCTCTATACTTTTTAGCTATCTTCCTCATCTTTGGGTCTGTTACATTGATGATGGCTTGATTTTTTTTCTTTCTTTCTTTATTAACCATACCAATAAGTTTATCTACGATATTATCGATGATACCCTCAACAAATTGGTGCTTGTTTACTATTTTAGACATTATATATCTCCTGAAATGTAGTTATTCGTAACTATAAATAAATATTAGGAAATGAAGTTTTATCTTCTTTTCTTGGCGGTTTTCATTGCCTCTTGTTCAGCCTTCTTGGCTTCAGATAAAGAATTTAAATAAAATCTTCTTAAATATACTGGTAGTTTATAGACTTCTGATTGAGTCCATCCACCCTGACCATAATAACACAATGAAAATATTTCATCGTGTACAACTTTCTTATACTCGGGCTTCAGGCCAAAAAAATGTAACCCCGATTGGTATTGTGACCATGTGGGGCTCTCCTATTTCTGAAGTTATTTCTACCTCAAAATTTATATCGGGAGAAAGTTCTTTGATGTGTGCTCTAAACTCTCGTGAATCTATTGATAAAAATTTATTATCAACAAAATCATCAATAACTTTTTTATCATCAACACCATCTATTGAAATAATTTGTTTCTTTAATCTTGTAGTAAGTTCTTTAGAAACCCCAGTTACTTTAGTAATTTTTTCTAATGCTTTTAAAGTATTTCCAACTTCAAGTTCATCCTTGTGGGTAACCAATCTAAATTCTAATACTACCTTTGAATTTGGTAGTGTGTATGAGAATAAATTCTTACCTGCAGAATATTTCTTTTCATCAAGTTTTAGAGTTTTTAGTGATGTTAAATCAATAGAATGTTCTACCTGATTTCCCGTATCGGGGTCCTTGAGTGTAATAGGATAGTCTTTACCATATCCAAGTACTCGTGTACCAACCATTAATGCATTCTTATCACCAATTAACATATCGTTTAATTTAACTTTTGGGTCTGCTATGACACTTTCTAAAAGTTTATCAATTACAGTCCCTCTCTCGATTAAATTTGATGATGTTAGAATATCTTCTTCTTTTGCAGTCATATACTTGACTTCTATTTTTCCACTACTTAACGGACTATCTTTTGAATATAGTAACCCCTTTGAAGGTAACGATAGTTCTTCAGTAGGGAAATCGTACTGATTATCAGCCATTATTATTTCTCCTATGAAATGTGTTTAAAACCATTATACTTATAACTATTATGTAACTTTCGAAAAAACGAATTTATTTTTTGAATACTTTTTCAGCTCCTGCGATTCCAAATGAACCTAAAGTAGTGAATAGAAAAGAATTGTAAACAACATCGTTAATTACTAAATCTTTACCCATTATACCTGTTACAACATCTGCACCTGCAAACATTACCATTATAGCAAAAGCACCGAACCCTATGATTGATTTTTCATTGAACTCATTATCATCTTTAAAGATATCTTTAAACGCCATTATGTTTTCCTTATAGTTATTAGAACGAGAGTACTGCGTAATCGTAACGTAGTGTTAACGATATATCAGCAACATCTGTTCCATTAGCAAAATCTAAATCATTGAAGTTTGCTGTTTGAATGAAAGCACCATGTAGTACCCATTCTTCAACCTTATCACCGACTGGTCCTAAAAGATTGAAACGAACTTCTTTTTTATAAAAGTCTGCATATCCATCACGACCTGTTACTGATTCGTGATGTAATCTTACCCATTCCATTACTGCTTGTGCTCCACTTGGAACGATTGGGTCATATAGAGTAATTTCTAATGGCTCCCAAGTACCTTTACCTTTAACATATCTTTTTACATTGATATGATTAAGTTCGATTTCTTCAAAAGTAATCTGTGGTCTATTAGCTGTCTTTACGAAATAAGATGGTATCCCATCAATATACATAATGAACCTATTCTTTGTTTTCGGTTCAAATGCTTTAAAAAAGATTTCATCTGTTGTTAATATGTCGGCCATTGCCTATCTCCATTTAAATTAGTGCTGTTTTTTTCTTCGATAATAAATATCAGGTTATTAAAAAATGTGTAATTTCTTATATCATTCTTTGAAGTTTTATTGAAGTTTTTTGAAAATAATCCTTGACTTGTATAGTATTTATGTCGTATATTTAGGTATAAGAAATGGGAGATAAATAATGAAGTGTGATAAATGTAAAAAAATCAAAGCTGTTATTAAGTATAATGGTGGGAACTATTGTACTTGGTATTGTGTGAAGAGTAAATGTCTTACTCCACCAAATATCGGTGGTGAAGCATTATATCTGAAATTGGGTAGAGATAAAGAGAACCATGATTTTGATATGGCTATGAATGGTATAGAAATTTATTAAAAAAAAATAAAAAAACACTTGACTTATATGGCGAAATGGCCTTATATTAGAGTATCAAATAAAGGAATTAAAATATGATTAAGATAAAACAACAAATTAGGGGATTAAATTCACTTTCAGAACTGAATGAATTATCTTCCTATATTAATGAGTGTAAGACTATGATAGGTAAAACTTCATTGTCTGTAGGTTCTAAGGTTTGGGTTGTTCAAAAGACAAAGAAAACTGAAGGCGTTGTCACTAAAATGAATACCAAGAAAGCTTTGGTTGATATGAATGGTAGGATTTATAGTGTACCATTTTCAATGTTAGAACTAATGTAATTATATTAGATTCGTGGGTTGCCGATATACTACGATAATTTGGAATCGGTATGGGTTATGTAGTGTTTCACGATATTAGAAACAACCCTTGTGAGTTAGGTGGTTAAACTCTCAAAATTTATTCATTGGACCTCCTAAAAAGAAAAACCCACAGTCATTTAAGATTGTGGGTTTTTCGTATAAGCGATTTTATAAGTTAAACTTACTCAGGAAATGCTGCACCTGTTGGTTGAATTACAAAGTCAAGTACAATGAACTCAGCAGTTCGTGTAGGTTGGATAAATATCTGTCCTACTAACTGGTTTCTATCAACAACATCTGGTGTGTTGTTAGAATCATCCATTACTACTTTAAATGCACTTAAACCACTATTTGATTGAACACTCGCTAAGAAAGGATTAACGATTCCTAAGAATCTATTTCTTGTTGCGGATGTGTTTTGTTCAAATACTAAGTATCTTGATGAAGAAGCAATGAACTTACGAAGTCTGATTAACAATCTTCGTACATTGATTCTATCAAGTGCACTTGGTTTACCTTGTAGTGTTTTCTGTCCGAAAACTACAACACCTTGACCTGGGAATGAAGCGATTGGATTCAAACGACCTTCATACAAATCATCTCGTTCTGTATGTGTTAGTCGTGTTTTTGCTTCCAATACTGAACTCAATCCACCTCTGTTTAAACCAGCAGGAGCGAACCATTCGTGTGCTACTGAGTCATTAAATGAAATGACACCTGGTAGGACAACTGATGGCGGAACCCACATTGGTTTATTCTTTACTGAATCAAGTATCTTGACCCAAGGATAATATACACCAGCATAATTCGAATCGATAGTTTTGATATCGTTTATCGCATTTGCTACACTTCTACCCCATCTTGAACCATCCATTACATAAAAAGCATCAGCGCGAGCTTCAATTTTCGATATAGCATGGTTTGAAACGGAATTGTGATATTCGTGTATAATACCAGGTGTTACCATTAAGTTAATATCAAACTCATCTGGGTTTGATACCGCATTAATTGCTCGTTTGTACGCGATTGAACCACTAGCAGTAGTACCACTACAATCTAAACCTTGTTGGTTTGTTGCAGAAATATCATTACCAGTTGCTTTCAATACAGTCGGGTCATCTCCATCGAATCCATGCTGAAAAGGAATTGTAAATTTTCTCTGAGCTTTCGCTGATAGAGCTAATGTAATTGCCTCTGCTGCTGTAGATTCTTGAGTATCTCCAATTGTTGTTGCATCCGCATGTCCTAACATATTCTCTAAACTGAACACTGCATTATTACCAGTACCAGCACTTGCAGGTATTGGTGAAAGGAATGCTTTATTATCAGTATTTGAGAAATCCCAACCATAGTAAACATTTTGGTCAAATACACCGAGTGTGTTAGTTTGTTGTGAAACAAAACTTGCACTTGGGATTTGTGTAGTACCGAGAACTGGGTTAGAAGCTGCTGCAAATCCATGTGGTAATAAATCTGATGCTATTCCCTCAAGATTTGAAGAGTAATCACTTAGATATACATGAACTGATTGATTTGGCCAATCACCATTATAGGTAAGTTTGCCTTCTGTATCAATTGTTACATATCTATCACCAATTGCTCTTGGTACAAAGTTTACTGAATCAGGGTCAAAGCTAAGATTAGTGAACTCTTCTAAAACTTCACCATCATTGTTTTCGCCTGGATTGTTTCTTAATACACGGAGTGCAAAAGAACCATAATCAGAACCTGGTACATTAGCTGCTGTTGTCAAATCTGCTACTGCAATTTTGAAATCATCATTTACATTCGTACCATGCGAACGAGTATTAACTTTAAATAAATTTTTTCTAGCTCCACCACTTAATTGTGATACAATATAAGGTGTTGTTGCTACTTTGTAATCGTGAGTAAAATCATCACCATTTGCTTCTGAAGCTGAGACTAAACTCATACTTACATTAGCATCAAATCCATTACTTGAATGGAATTTTTTGAATGATTTATACACATATACATTTGTATTCGTTGTTTGTGGGTCTGTACCGAATACTTTTTCGATATAATTATCAGAACCCGTTTGGAAACTAATTGTTTTTGCAGCTGCACTACCTAATGTGATAGCACCCCCTACAAAATCAGCTCCCGCTGCTAAAGATGCACTCGTTGCACCACCTAAATCCAACGTATTACTTAGTCTTGATGGTTTTAAAACTGCTGCAGTATATGTTCCGAGTGAACTTGATAAGTTAACTCTAATTGCAGAATGTTTATATCCACCGATTCCTAATACACGAACTATGGTGACGGTCGGAGCATTCTTTATATATTCTTGGACGGTATATGGTACATAAAATCGAGTATCTAAACCACCAAAGATATTTTCAAATTCCGAAAAACTTGTTACTTGTGTTGGTACAAACGCCGGACCTTTAACTGTCGGTCCAATGATTGCAGCTCCAATATCAGCAATACCTTGTGGTAGGAAAGATAAATCTTTTTCTCTTGTAAATACACCTGGTGAGACTATTCTCTCGGCCATTGTTATTCTCCTATTTATTGATTATTTGTCATAGATAAAACTATACACTATATAAGTATAAAGCTAAATCACCAAACGATATCAGCTTAGAGAAATTTCTTAACTATTCGGTGTAAATTCACCAGTACCGATATCTAAATTACCAGCACCATACTTGTCGTTAAGTTCTTTTACTAACTTTTGTTCATTTTGTTGATTTTCAGCATATCTGGTTTCTAATTCTATTTCAGTTTGTTCTAAACCATCCAGTTGTTGCTGTAATAATATTTTACGAACTTTAATAACACCAAAATCACTTTGTATGGTATTGTATGAAGTGCGTAAAGTTTCAAGGGATTTTAACTCATCCTCTGAAAATACTATTTTTGTTTTATCCGCTTTTGTTTGCTTTTCAGCCATATCATAACTCCTTTATTAATATGTTTAATTCAGTTGTATATAAATATAAATGTATAACTCTAAATACTACTTTTTTTGCTTTAATCTTCTCACTGCACTTGCAAGACGGGTCATTTTTCTATTAGAGCTATTTTTTTCTTCTAAAAGATTTTCAAGGTGGTCGACCTTTTGATTTAATTCCTTGATTCCCTCAACTAATAATGGAATTATCTTATGATACTGAACACCCTTGTAACCAGTATCTCGGTCGGAAACTGCAGATGGTAAAATGGCTTCAATTTCTTGAGCAATAACTCCAACATCTTTTCCTGAATAAATGTCTTGTTTTTTATTCCAATCAAAATCATAACCACCAATTTTCTGTAACTTTTCTAATGGATTTCCTATGTAGGTTATGTTATCTTTTAACCTCTCATCAGATGAATTGAAAGCAATGATATCACCACTGGCTCGTATGGTTGAACCACTTATATCAGATTCAGTCCATATAACTCCAGATGCAGTTACTTCATTTAAATGGGCACTTGAACCCGATACTACTACTTTTTTCCAGTTTGGCATTTAATTCATCTCCTTATGGTTGGTTACCTTTCGGCCCACTTCCTATTGTCGCCAAACAATAGGCCAATAAAGTTATTCTTTAATAAAAAGTTCACCATCTTGTTCTTTAATTTCTTGTTGAACCTTTTCTATATTCTCTTTTACTACATCCTTAGTGCTTTTAATTGTCTTAACTACAGCACCCTTTCGGTTTAACAATTGATATTGAGATTTTAATTTATTAATCACATCCATTGCAATACCAATATGTTTACCTGGAATCATTCCATTTTTAATCAATTCAAATAAAAATTCAATTTCATCCTTTTTAAACTTTGCTACTTCATTAACAATAGTTTTTACTTCTTTCGCTCTTATCGCCATATAACCTCTTTTATTTATTATTTATTAACTATAAATCCAAATCTCACCATCATTAGTGTTGACATGCATCATTCCAATTCTATCTCCTGCTGCTGTTCCAAAATCTGATGGAGTAGCACCTGGTGATGTTGCAGAACCACTAACCGAAACAACATATTGTCTTGGTGTGATTGCTGTAGCATCGTGAGCAGTGTCATCTTCTTTGCTTAATCCCCATCTCTTAACACTATCATCGTATCCGATTGCTGTACCAATACCATTTGCACCAGTTCCGATTATTAAACCACCATCTCCACTCGTTGAACCACTTGAAGCGTAGATAAATCTATCTGCAACTCTCAAGTTTGTACTATCGATTGTAGTCAATGAACCATTTACATCCAAGTTACCACTAATAGTAACTGCACCAGTTACATCTACACCCGTCGCAGTTACACTAAGAATCTCTGAATTATTAATCTTAGTATTAACCTCATTAGTAGTTGAGAAATCAACATACTCTTGTGATGCTGCTGAACCAACTTTTAAAGCCGTATTGTATATCGAAGTAATCGTTGTTTGAGCTGCTGTTACAGCAACATCATTAGCATTTGCAGTTATACCATTACCACCAATTACATTCAACACTCCACTCGTGGCAGTTGTTCCTGCTCCCGCTAATCCTGTGGCTACACCATCGGATAGATGAGCATCGTCTACCGCACCTGCGGCTAACTCATCACTATCTACTGCATCATCTGCCAAATGTTCATTATCAATACTACCTGCTGCATAATGGGCTGAATCAATAGTGTCGTTAGCAATATAAGTTCCTGTTAAAGCTGTTCCATTCCAAACTCCTGTTGCTATTGTTCCAAGTGTTGTAATTGCGGTTGAACTTCCAATATCAAGTGCGACTGGGTCGGTTGTTCCATCACCTATTAAGATTTCTCCATCACCAAGAACGGCAGTTGCTGTAATTGCACCAGTTCCACTACCTAATAGAACTCCACCATCTGTGAATGTGGAAGCTCCTGTACCACCATGAGCAACTGCAACATCGGTTGCTTCCCAAGTACCAGTTGCTATTGTTCCAAGTGTTGTAATTGCGGTTGAACTTCCAATATCAAGTGCGACTGGGTCTCCACTTCCATCACCTATTAAGATTTCTCCATCACCAAGAACGGCAGTTGCTGTAATTGCACCAGTTCCACTACCTAATAATATACCACCATCAGTTAATGTACTTGCACCTGTTCCACCATCTGCTACTGGAACATCAGTTCCACCAGCACGATAAACAACATTACCCTCTACATTTAAATCTCCAGCACTTGCTCTTGTAATTGTTGTA